ATTTTAATTACTTCTGGTGTAACCTCATTAATTAATTCTGATGTCATTGTCTTTGTAATCTTCCCTAGTGCAAGGACCTTATTCCTCTCTTCCATCTGCCAGTTTGGATAATCTGATTTCTCTCCTCTTAACATTGCACCTCTGTTCTTGGATTTAGCGACAGGCTTCAAGGAACTTGGACCAGGACCAGACAGGACATTTGTTTCCTTTTGTCCTTGTATTGGACGGTCTCTCTTCCACCAATACTTTCCATGTTCATCTATAATAAAATTCTTTTCAGTTTCTCTTCGTCTCCGCATACGCAGAGTTTCAGTTGTTATGCCTAACAAATCTGCATAGTCTCTAGATGTTAAATTATATTCTTGGTTCATTAAGCGTACTATAAACCTGTTCGGTTACCCGAACAAGCAGACAGGACATTTAGGACCGTATCAACCATATCAACCATATCATCTGTTTTAGTAAAGTAATTGTTCTGGTGTATTTATAAAATGCTGCACGACTTATAAGTTGCTGATTTGGTTGAGTTACTTGAATTGTTAATCGTACAAAGCGGAACATATTTACCAGAATAAAACGGAACTATCTTTGATATGGAGCCTCTTGGACACGCTCAAATACTTAATCGTTTTTCTCAATCAGTTCAAAGAAATGATCTAGAGTTATAATAGCTAAAGCGGGTTCTCTATTTTTTTTAATAAATAATAACGGTTCTCTATGATTGTGTTTTTTTGCCTGTCTAAAATGTTTATACAGTCCGATTAGCTGTTCAGAATTTTTACATTCTATTGAATAACTGAAAGCTCTTTTAGCAGTTAGCGACAGCAGCTTAACATCTTCGCCATTCTCTCCAGTGTTACTGGTTCTTATATCTCCTGGATGTAGATTAAATACTTTAACTATTTTGTCCTTAACAATATTTTGAAGGTATCTTCCCTTTGCTTGTCTGGATTTATTTTTCATTATAAATCTAGTATTTTATTTGGACGTCTGACTGGAGTAGCAAAGTTTGAACTTTTAGTAAGAACATAATCTTCAAATATTTGTTTGTTTGATCTAGATCCTCTGCTGATAATCATGTGTGTTTTTTTCATACCATCAAAATCTTCAACTGCACTTTTGTGTGTTGGAAGTGCTTTGTTTAACGCTTCATCTTTCTCTACTATGATTTTTCTAAATAAGTCTTCTGGCTCTTGATTTACCATTAGATCTATTCCATCTCCACGATTTGGATAACTTGCACTCTTGTTTACAGGTTTTGCATAGGACTTTAGAAGATTAAGAATATTAGCTTTCAGTTCTGGGTAGAGTTGTTCAGCTTTTATAAATTCAATATGTTCTTTGTCTATATCTTGTTTAATATTGTGCCAATGAAGAGACATAATTTTTATCTCTTTTGGTGTCATGTCCTTATAGCTTTTACCAACTAGCAGACCCTTATCTTCTAAAATATAATATCTATGCCACGTATTTCTTATTTCTATTTGGCGAGTAGTTTCTTTGTTGTTCCACCTCAAACAGTTGCTGCTTAAAAATTTAAGAAGTGCATCATCTCCATAAGATCCCCAGTCATATCTATCTCCATGGTTGTCATGCGTATTGAGAATTTCGTTTAGCTCATCAAAACTCATTAAGCCGCTCCAGTCATCTGTGAATATTCTTATTCGTTTAGCTGTACCTTTTAAATCTGCTTCTAGTTTCTTTTGCACTGGGTGTTTGGATTGTTCTATTAATATTTTTAAATCTTCTGTCTGGGGCGCTCTTTTTTTAAACTGTGAAATATCTTTTATTTTAACTTCGTGTTTAAAATAATAGAGTAGGGCTGCTGCTCCTTCATCGCTATCTATGAACTTCCAAGCCTTGTCGTAAAAACCTTCATCTGATTTAATAATTATATCGTCTTCTGTTTTGTCTATGTTACAGAACATATACCGTCTTACTCCATTACTAACACCCACAACTCTTTCGTCATTAGATAATAGAATTATGTTTGTAAGGTTCGGTAGTTTGACCATTGGTTTACCTTTGAAGTTACAAGTGTAGTAGTCATCAGCTACAAAGTTTTTAAGGGTGTTTGTTCCTTCTGCTTTGCCTTTGAAATCTCCTAGAGATACTTCATTTAAGACTAATACCTGGCATCCAACTAGTAATGTGTTGTGTGTGTTTGTTAAATGTTTGTAGTTTGCATTTTCATTAACATTCTCAATTCCTAATATTTTAGAAATAATTCTGGCTAACATTCCTTTTCCTGTGCCTTCAATTACAGAAACTAAAACTAAGGACCATTTTATTTTATCTCCTGGATGTAGCAAGTGGTAGGCAATCCATTCCTCAATGATTTTCCATTTCTTTTCTCCAAGCAACCAAACAAAATACTGAAGAATAAAACTAACATCTCCTTTTTTAGCAATAATATAGTTGGGTGTATAAATGTTTAATATAGTTCCTCTTTGCACTAGTGGAATAATTCCAGGTCTTGGTATGAAGTTCAGTCCTGGTGGATACGCTGCATGTGTCATGAATGTCTCTGCTCTCGCAAACTCTTTGTTTTTTAATAATAGATCTGTAAGTGACCCTTCTTTAACTTCATGTTTCCAGAAATTATTTAACTGCTGCTTTTGATAAAATTCTTGGCTACCAATTTTATTAAACATGTCATTAGACATTACATAGCAATATGTTTTACTTAACTGTGCAGCTTTCTCTTTTGATCTTCTTTGCTCTTGCTCAGTTTTTATTAGTTTAATTATTTTACTATCGGGTATGTATTCAGACTTTCCTTTTAATAATCCTTCTTTGGTAATTCCAATTTCTAACATCTTTGTAGGTAGTGGATCTGCTATATCCCATCCTTCTTCTAGCTCTGCTCTAGGATTTATCATGCTAATATTTTCTGTTAGTTTATTATCTATGAGAGCCAGTGCTACTTCATGCATAGCTTTTATACCTGGTGCATCGTTATCAGCCCAAAGAATAACTTCTCTGTCCATTAATGCTTCAAAGTTAGTCTGATGAACTTGATTAGCACCGCCAGACCAAGTTACAACGTCATAGTCTTGAAATAACTTATCTCCTTCAAGTTTAGTTTTTTCTCCTTCAACAACAATTACTGGTTTGTCCGTTAGTACATGCTCGCCAAATAAAGGTCTGTCTTTGGTCCAGGCTTTTGCAACCCATGATGCTTTGTCGGTATCATAGGACATTGGAGTAAATAGTTTTTTACCATTTTTAATTCCTCTCTTGACCCAGAAGCATGTTTCTTTTTTAAAGTTTCTATATTCATAATGATATTGATTTACATCTGATCGCTCTTGATCTTTGATCATGCCACCTGGAACTTTATTATCTGTTGGAGCTACTGAGTAATTAAACTTATATTCTGGCTTATCTTTAAGCTCATCAAAATTATAAGACATGGGAATGTTTTCTGTCTGCTATGTATCTATTTTCTAGATCTTTTTTCATCATTTTCATCTTTTTTGTAAACCACTTTATTATTTTCATCTCTGTAGTATTTGTATCTTCCAGATTGTCTGGCAGCGTTCATGTAATCTCTATAATATTTTCTCTCAGCTTCTCTTTTTTCTGTAAGCTTTAAATAATCTTGTTTTTTTTCAGGCGTCCAGAAGGGCTTAGTCATCCAACCCTCTGTTTCTTAAATTCAAAAAGCCAAGACCTTTATTTCCATATCTTTGAGTTTCTAGTTTTAGCTCTCTCCGTTTTGTACCCTCAGCAGCTTCTGCAATTATTTCTGATAAATCTCGTTGTGGCTCTACAACTCTAATTGGTTCGGGAGCAGTAGGCTTGGGAAGAACTTGTGGGGTAGCACTAACCCCTTGTGCTTTTTTCTTTGGATAAAACTCTCTTAATGCTTTTTGTTTTCCTCTTTTAAAATCAGTTTCAAATTTGTTATTTATAACTTTACTTTTGAATTTAGGTTTCTTGTTTAAATTTGTAAGAATATCTGTGAAGAGTGTTGTTTCTTTCATAGCTTTAGCTTGTCTGTCATTTGATAAATATGTTGAAGGGTCATCGTTTCTAAATTGTTTAACAGGTTCTTCTACAAGTGGCTGATAGCTGTTCTCTTTTTTAAATTTGTCTATGTAATTCAACAGACGATCTTCTTTTTTCTTTTCGTCCAAAGCTTTTGCCACGTCTGGTCTCCCAATTTCATTCATTAAATTAGAATAGGTTCCAGTTGTAGGATCAACAAAATATTTCTTTTTCATTTCTTTTTAGTTCCTAATTTTTTAAGCATAAATTCTAAAGAAGCTCTTTCACTCTCAGTCATGTTTGCAATTTTTACTCCAAGCTCTAAATACTCATCTAAATTTATTGGGGCAGGCGGTGCTACTGGTCCACCGTCTTCAAAGGAAGATCTATACTGTTGTGAATAGCTTAATAGATTATCTAATAAATCTTTTTCTCTATTACCTTTTCTAACTAGACTTTTATCGATCATTGTCATCGTCCATATGATCTTCGTCAGTATCGGGAGTGAACATTTCTTTAGCTTTGTTTAATGCCTTCTGTGGGTTCTCTGCAAACTCTTGAAGTTCCATTTCCCAATCCCATTCATTATCTTGCATTAATTGTGTGTCTTGGTAACAAACGAGCTGCTGCCATTCTTCGAATATTTCTTTGTATGTATTAGTTTCCATTGGTTATTTTTCTGTCTGTTTCAAAAATATCTATCAATACTTTTCCGTGTAGTTTGGTCCATATGATATGAGCATCATGACCGTAGAGAGAGATATATTTATTAATTGTTGTCGGTTTAATATTGTAATACTCCGCAGCTTCTTTTTTACCGAACCATCTCTGACCAAGTTTAATTTTAGTCATTACCTGTTCCTTTAAAGAAATATCGTTTGTATTAGTTTGTGTTGTCATGTGTATTAAAATAATCGTTTATAATTATTTGTCGATCACTCGTATTAGGCGTGGTAAATCTTTTTTCCAGAGCCGTGATTAATGTATATTGTATCTGTATTATAGATGCGTTGGCGGAGCCTAAACTTGCATCAAGAATCTTTGGACCAGGGACTGGTTATTTTTTATTTTTTTTGAAGAACTTTAATCTTTCGAGACCACGTGAATTCATCCATTCTCTAAAATCTTTTGGTCTGTTTGTTACTAACCTTCTATGTTTTTCAACCATACTATCTATTACTTTCTCTCTGTCTTTATAGCTGTAATTCATCTTTAGATTTTCTTTTTTAGCTGTTCGTTTAGAAGGGTTTACTCTAGTTGGATCTATTTTGCAGAAGGTGCAGCACTGATCAAACACGCTTTCAATTACAGCTCTTAAAGCCTTACCTTTATTTTTCTGTTTCTTTTTTTCTGCTTCTAATAAGCCACAAAGCATAAAAGTATTATCATCAGTAAGTTTAAATAGTCTGGATCCTTTTATTAATATTTCTAATGCTTCCTCTTTAGTGTCGTATAGAGGTCTAGCCATTTCTCCAAGATCAGCCCAAGATTTAAATGGACTGTCTTCAATCATCATTTCAGTTATAGACTTATCTGTTATTTTTGAAGTCTGCTTACCAAAACCAGGCGACATCTTAATTGGCATATAATCTACATAAGGAACTAGATCATCCATATTTTTAAGAATACGTTTGGCTGTCTTAGGATCTGTTACGAAATTCTTAACGTAATTAGAGACAAGTCTTCTGTTCTCTTTTTTATTAATTTTTCTATTTGTAAATTTTACACTTTTCATCTCCAGAGACATTATCTCTGGAATGAAATTTATGCCACGATAAATTTAAGCAACGTGTGCTTTTTTTGCAGCATGAGTTCTTTGTTGAGCTAGTCTTTCATCTTTTATTCTGTCACTCATTTTAGAGTAAACAGACACTGATTTAATGTCTTTCCAACCACCCATTTCTTGAACAGCATATAGATCTCCAGTTGCTTCATAAGAGTTAGTTGCCCATGAATGACGTAGGAAATGTATTGGTAAATATCTTAGTTTAGCTCGCTCCAATATACTTTTATGAGTTCGTCTCGGATCGTTGATATGCTTTGTTTTAAATCCCTTAGATGCAGAAGGGAACACAAAGGCATGTCTTTTGTCTCTATGATTAATTTCATTCCTTACAGTCTTCATCAATCTTAGGATGGCTGCAAAGCGGTAATCAAATCTAACATTCTGAACTTCATCATTTTTTGTTTCAGTATAAAGAATAGTTTTCTTTTTTAGATTTATATTTTTCCATTGCGTACAGAAGCTTTGACTTTTAGATCTTACTCCTAATAGACTAGTAGATAACAGCGTATAACAAGGGACCAAATACATCTCTCTGTCTTCCTTGATTAGTTCTAAAGCTGATCTTCTATATCTCTTTAATTCCTCTGGAGTATATGGGGAGTTTGTTTCAACTCTCTTCATCTCTCTATTCAGCTCTTCCTTTTTAAATATACAAACACGCTTATCTAGTTCGTTAATCTCTATGGCGTATTTTTCAACTAATCTTAAAAGCTCAATCACTCTATTAGCCTGGTATTTACCAAGTGTAGTTAAAGCTTTGTGGACCTTGATATAATCATCCTTAACTAAATTTCTCATTGGCTCCTGGAACATTTTAAAAGAGTTACTATAAGCACGAAACATCTTTTTATGTTTTGGATTATCTCCTTTTTGAAACACAAAGTTGTTTAATATGTTTGTAAAATTCTTTAGTGTACTGCTCTTTATACCAGGTCGATCTAGTCTGTTCTTTAAGAACTGATCAGCTATTTGTTTTAAATTTTTACCTCTTTTCTTAGCTGCAATTAAAGATTTTGGATCCTCACTCATACGGACTTTATTCTTTAGCTCTTCAGCTAATTTTCTAGCTACCGCACAAGTAACACCCGTACTGTTTCTTTTATCATTTGGATCAAAGTAATTGCCAAGGACAGTCTCTACATGCTCGTTGTAAACTCCTATCTCAGCATTGTCTGCTTGCTTTGGTCTATATCTAAACTGAAAAGACTTCTTTCCACCAGGATAACAGATAGCTCTAAAGCCAAGAAGGGTACGATCATTAATTGTATTTTTCTTTTTAACACCATCTTTAACTTTCGGTCTTAAAAGTTTCATTGTCTCTGGCGATATTTTTAATCTACCGTCTTCATCTTTATATTGTTCAACGTCTGTGTAATTGTGTTTGTTTTTATTCATAACTTTCTATTTCCTTTTATTGTACTTTGTTTAACGAGATTTAAAATGACCCGAGTTAGGCGTGGGATTTTAAACCCCCCATAAACCCCCCAAACCAGATTATGATAGCTTATTAGCCAAGTAGTTATTACAGTTCTTATTTCCTTAAACTCCCCAATGACCCCCCAAAGAAATCCACTGATATGCCTATTTAAGTTACATTTTGTCCTCATGTAGTGGTTGAAATGTACTGGTTTACCTATATAAATGAGCAGTTCGGGGCGTAGCGCAGCCTGGTAGCGCATCTGGTTTGGGACTAGAAGTTTCTTCACATGCCCAACATTCATATAACTCAACACCTTCAACATTAATTAACCATAACGAACCCAGATTCACTCGTCAAGAAAAAAGACTAAACCCCCCAATGACCCCCCAAATATTAAAGGGATCGTCAGAAGTGTAATGAATACGCCATTTTGAATTTACCACGCAGATTGTATTCCACGTGTTAAATTGCCTATAAAACCAAGTAAATAGGGGGTTGATTTGACGCCCTAAAACAGTCGCGGCTGTTGCCGCTCCTGGCTCTTCACAGCTTCATAGCACGGCAACGATCTCTAGCGTGGTAGTTCTGGGGATTAAGTTAAGATCTTGCTGTATGGCTTTAATTGGGGTTCTGGAAGCATGCTTTTAGGCTGACTAGAACTCATTAAAATAAGTAGGACCCAGTTCGGTTTACAACTTTGAAAGTTTTAAAGAGGGGGTAGGGACTGCTGCATATAGGGATCCTAATAGATCTTACTATATACTCAGATCTAGACAGTCATAGGCACTCAAAACTTAATTAAAAAAAATAATAAAATTTTTGAATCTTTTCCCCAAAAAATATTATAAAAAAATTATATGAAATTAGAAAGATGTTTAGACTGTGAAGAGAGTAAAACTATCCTTATTGAGAGATGGTTCTTTGGTAATCCAGAACACCTTTGTTATGACTGCTATAATGTGCGATTTGGACATAACTACTTTTTGAAAATAGAGAAGCGCGAAGCGGAAGTAATTTGGATACCTAGTTTCTTAAAGCATTAGCTGCGATCAAGCCCAACCTTTTTTCTTATGGGCTTTGTATATTCTATCGGCTCTTGAATCAGTCTTTAAAGGTTTATATTTTTCTTCCAATGCTAACCATTTCTTGTAAGCATCTCGACTTTTTAATCCTTCAATACGAGTAGTCCAATAAGTTTTATTAGTCTTACTTTTAGATCTCTTTTTCAAAGCCACTAGCGTCTTCATTGACTTACCTTCGCTCAATGGTTCTTTGGTTTTTGGGTTAAATGAATTCTTTAGTTTAGTTATCATGTTCATTAGTCTCAAACTGCGTCCAGTCCAAGACAGGTTTACTACTTGATGAAAAGTAATAAGTAATTATATCAATTTATCGCTTATTTTTCAATCTCCATATCTCTTCTTCAATCTTGTTTTTAAAGGTTCTCTCTGTCGAGTAATCTACACCCTCATAAACTCCAGGAACTTCTACATTGTCATCTTGCTCAGAACCTATTCCATAATAATCATAATTTCTTGGAGCGGGTGGCGAACTGAAATCTGGAACTTTATATGTGCCAGGCTTATTTAAGAATTTAACATCTGTTTCATTTCTCCATTGTAAGCTTTTAGCTGCATCCGCTTCGCGGCTCTTTAGATCTAGTCCAGAAGCCTTTAACATCGTTCCGTATTTTAGTGGTGTTCTATCAATGCCATAAGGCACGTTGATCGCGGATGGATCTGTATTTGAGTAAGCTCTTTTAAACTCTTTTTCTTTTTTAGCAGCTACACGTTCCTTAGCAATTTTAATTACTTCTGGTGTAACCTCATTAATTAATTCTGATGTCATTGTCTTTGTAATCTTCCCTAGTGCAAGGACCTTATTCCTCTCTTCCATCTGCCAGTTTGGATAATCTGATTTCTCTCCTCTTAACATTGCACCT